GCTTGTGACCTCGCTGGGCTGAAGCCCGCACCCACCACTGAGAGGACCCGACCATGAGCATCCGCTCCGCTGCGGCGGCGGCGCTGTCGCCGTTCGCCCATCTCGCCGGCCTCGGCCCGCGCCGCGCGGCGCCGCACAAGGCCGCAGAAGGCGCGCCGAAGGACCCGCCCGAGGAAGAGGCGGAGGAGGAGGAAAAGCCGGAGGGCGAAGCGCCGCCGCCGCCTCCTCCCGAAGAAGATGAGCCCGAGGGCGAGGGCGAGGGCGCCGAGGACGACCCGGATGCGGAAGACCCGGATGAGGAAATGCGCGGCAATTCCGCCGCCGCCCAGGCCCGCCGCCGGGAACGCGCCCGCTGCGCCGCCATCTTCGCCTCGTCGCACGCCGCCGGCCGCGCCGATGTCGCCGCGCAGCTGGCCTTCCGCACCACCATGCCGCGCAGCGCCGCCATCGAATCCCTCGCCGCGCTGGCGCGGGCCGATGGGGGCGGCGGGCGCCGGCGCCGCGCCGGCCTGGATGAGCGGATGGAGGGTGCCGAGAACCCCCGCCTGCCGCCCGGCGCGCCGGAGAAATCCAGCGCCGCGCAGGTCGCCGCGTCCTGGGACGCGGTGATGAAGCGCGTCGCCCGCTGAACCGAACCTGCAAGGAAACCAGACCATGCCTGTCCTGACGGAAGGCCGGCGCGCCGGCGAATTCATCGTCTCCGAGGCGAACGGCCATCGCTCGCGCGACGTCGTGATACTCGCCTCCAACGGATCGACCCCGATCACCTACCCGGCGGGCCATGTGCTCGCACTGGTCACCGCCTCCGGCAAGTATGTCGAGTACGACAATGTCGGCAGCGACGGGACCGAGACCGCGAAGGCGGTCCTGTACGACGGTGTCACCGTGCCGGCGACGGGCGACCTCAAGGCCGTCGTCATCGCCCGCGACGCCGAGCTGGTGAAGGCCGAACTGTCCTGGTTCACCGGCGCGGTGGATGCCGACAAGAACGCCGCATTCGTGGACCTCGCCACGGTCGGCATCATCGGCCGCTGACCCGCGCGCCGCGCCCGGCGCACCCCTGAGCGGCGCCGGACCCGGGCCGCATCCCACCATCACGGAGACCACCCACCATGGCGACGCTCGACGTCTTCAACCAGGATCCGTTCACGACGATGTCCCTGACGTCGGCCGTCGAGCGCAACCCCTTCAACCCGACCGGGCTTGGTGAGCTCAATCTTTTCACCGACGTGCCGATCCGCGACAAGGCGGCGGCGGTCGAGGAGCGCGACGGCACGCTCGTCGTCATCCCGACCTCGCCGCGCGGCGCGCCGCCGACCGAGCGCGCGGGTGACAAGCGCCGCATGCGGTACTTCGAGGTGCCGCGCATCTCGATGGCCGACACGTTGCATGCCGATGAGATCCAGTCGGTGCGCGCCTTCGGTCAGGAAACCGAGCTGATGCAGGTGCAGGCGGAAGTCGCGCGCCGCCTGTCCGGCCCGACCGGCCTGACTTCCAGCGTCGAATACACCTGGGAGCGCATGCGCCTGGGTGCGGTGCAGGGCATCGTGCTGGATGCGGATGGCTCCACCATCTACAACTGGTTTACCGAGTTCGGCATCTCTCAGCCGAGCGAGATCGACTTCGACCTCGACAATGCCACCCCGGCCGCCGGCGCGCTGCGCACGCAATGCGCCGATGTGGTGCGCACCATGGCGCGCGCCGCGAAGGGCGCCTTCACGACGCAGACCCGCGTCATGGCAATGTGCGGCGACGCCTTCTGGGACAATCTGGTCTCGCACCCCGAGGTGACGCAGACCTACCTGAACTGGGCGGCGGCGGCGGATCTGCGCCAGGGCACCGCCTTCAGCACGATGCGCTTCGGCGACATCGAATGGTTCAACTATCGTGGGTCCGACGACAACACCACGATCAAGGTCGGCACCGACAAGGTATCGTTCTTCCCTGCCGGCGCGCCGGGCGTGTTCCAGCGCGTGCTGGCGCCGGCCGAAACCTTCGATTGGGTGAACACCCCGGGCAAGCCGATCTACGTCATCCCGATCCGCGACAAGGACCGCAACGCCTGGTGGCGGCAGGAGGTCTATTCCTACCCGCTGTTCCTGTGCTCGCGGCCGGAAGTGCTGCTGCGCGGCAAGCGCACCTGACCGGCTGACGGTACGCCATGCCCGCGGACATCACCCCCTTCGACGAAGCCGGTGGCGAAGGCCTGCTCAGCCTGTCTATGGAGATGTTCGCGGTCAGGGTGGCCGTCACGACCCTGGCCGGCCGCACGATGCGGCGCGGCGTGTTCGACCGGATGCATATCGAGGTCGGCTTCGGCGCCGACGGCGCGCCCGTCACGGCCAGCCGCTCGCAGATCGGCATCAGCCTGGCCGAATGGGGCGACCCGAAGCAGGGGGACGCCGTCGAGGTCCGCATCCGTCAGGGCCGCGCGGTGCATTTCGACGCTGCGCCGTTGGCCGGTGACGCCGTGCTGCACTACCTGGTGCAGGACGTGGAGCACGATGGTGACGGCGGCGCCCTGCTGATCCTGGGCGCGCGGGCGCTGTCGGCCGGGGAGCAGGAACCGGCCGGCCTGCCGTTCATTCCCAGCGGCCAGGTGCTCGGGTCATGAGCATCACCCGCGCTGAGCTCCGCGATGCCGCGGTGGCGCGCCTGCTGGCGGGCGTGCCCGGCCTCTCCGGCCGTGTCTATGCCTCCCGCGCCTGGCCGCTGCCGGCGGCCGGGCAGGTGGATGTCGGCAAGATGCCGGCCGCGTTGGTCTATGTGCTCCGCACGCGGCGCACCACCATCAGCGGCGCCATGGGCGCGCCGACCTTCCGCAGCATCGTCACGCTTGTCGTGATGCTGCGCGCCGAGGGCCGGACCGAGGCCGAGGTCGATGCGGCACTCGACACGCTGGGCGAAGCGGCCGAGGTCGCGCTGCTGAATAGCGCCGCCTTCGTCGCCCTGGCCGAGGACATTGCCGGCACCGACAGCGAGCGGCGGCTGAACAGCGACAGCGAGCGCATCATCGGCGAGGAAGCGCTGTCGATCGACCTGCAATTCACCGAATCCTTCGAGCCCGCCAACCTGCCGCCGCTGAACACCGCGCGCATCGTGGTCGACGCGATCGACCCGGCGGACCGTGCCGGCACCTATCCGGCGATCGACCCGTTCCCGGCCGCCGCCGCGGCGCCGCGCGAGCAGGGGCCGGACGGGCGGCCGGAGGCCGCGCCCATCACCATCACTTTCCCTCAACCCTGAGAGGAGCCCACGCATGAGCGGGTCCATCAGCTTCAGCACGATCCCGGCGGATCTGCGCGTGCCTCTGTTCTGGGCGGAGTTCGACAACTCCCGCGCGGGCCCCAGCACCGTGACGCAGCGCGCGCTGCTGATCGGCCAGAAGACCACGGCGACGCTGCCGGCCGAGCTCGCCTATGTGCCGACCGCCGACCAGGTGGCCGAGCTGTGCGGCGCCGGTTCGCAGATCGCCCGCATGATGGCCGCCTGGCGCGCCAACGACACGGTGGGCGAGGTGTGGATCCTGCCGCTCGCCGATGCCGGCGGCGGCGTGAAGGCGACCAAGACGGTCACCATGACCGGCACCTCCACGGCCGCCGGAACCATCGCGCTGTATGTCGCCGGCAAGATCGTGACGGTCGCCGTCCCCTCCGGCACCGCGGCCTCGGCGGTCGCGACCGCGATGGCGGCGGCGGTGACCGCCGATACCTCCCTGCCGGTGACGGCGGCGGCGGCCTCGGCCGTTGTCACCCTGACCGCGAAGAACGCCGGCACGGCGGGCAATGACATCGATGTGCGCCATTCCTATCGCGGCCGCGCGGGTGGGGAGGCGCTGCCGGCCGGCATCACCGTCGCGGTCGCCGCGGGTGTGACCGGCAGCGGGGATCCCGACCTGACGACGCTGGCCACCATGCTGGCCGATGAGCCCTTCGACTTCATCGTGATGCCCTGGGGCACCACCACGGCGCTCGACGCCTTCGATGCGCTGATGAACGACACCGCCGGCCGCTGGTCCTATGCCAAGCAGATCTACGGGCATGTCTGGACCTCGGCCCGCAACACCTCGGCGAACCTGCTGTCCCTGGGCGCCGGGCGGAACGGGCAGCACGCCACCATCCTCGGCGTCAATGCCAGCCCGTCCTGCCCGTGCCAGTGGGCGGCGGCGTCGGCGGCGGCCTCGGCCGTGGCGCTGAAGGCGGACCCGGCCCGGCCGTTGCAGACGCTGGCGATCCGCGGCGTGCTGGCGCCGGTGACGGGCCAACGCTTCACCCTGACCGAACAGCAGTCGCTGCTGTCCTCCGGCATCGCGCTGCCGAGCTTCGGGGTGGATGGGTCGGCTTCCATCCTGCGCATGGTCACCACCTATCGCCAGAACGCCTTCGGCGCCGCCGACCAGTCCTACCTGGATGTCGAGACCCTGTTCACGCTGATGGCCGTCATCCGCCGCCTGAAGGGCGTGGTGACGCAGAAATTCGCCCGATCGAAGCTGGCCGATGACGGCACGCGCTTCGGCCCCGGCCAGCCGATCGTCACGCCGCGCGGCTTCAAGGCCGAGCTGGTCGCGCAATACGCGACCATGGAGGCCGAGGGCCTGGTCGAGGATGCCGAGGGCTTCGCCGAGGCGACCATCGTGCTGCGCAACCCGAACGATGTTAGCCGGCTCGACGTGCTCTACGCGCCGAACCTGGTCAACGGCCTGCGGGTGCTCGCCCTGCTGGCGCAGTTCCGCCTCTGATCGAAAGGATCTGACCCATGGCGCTCAAGCGGATAGCCGGCACCGCCTTCCTGAAGGTGGACGGCGTGCAGGTCTCCCTGCGCGGCACCCTGACCATCATGCCATCCAACGTCACGCGCGAAGGCATCGCGGGCATGGATGGCGTGCATGGCTACAAGGAAACGCCGCGCGTCCCGTCCATCGAGATCCAGATCTCCAAGACGCCGGAGATCAAGCTGACGACGCTGGCCGGCTGGACCGGAAAGACGGTGACGGCCGACTGCGCCGACGGCACCACCTTCGTGCTGAACGATGCCTTCGTCTCCGGCGATGTGTCCCTCGATGGCAATGAGGGCGCGGTGACCGTGAAGTTCGAAGGCGCGAGCTGCAGGGAGATCTGAGCATGTCCGAACAGGCCGTGGCGCCCGTGGCGCGCGAGCGCGGTGTCGTGCCGCTCAGCAAGCCGATCGAGGCGCATGGCGAGACGCTGGGCGCCCTGACGCTGCGCGAGCCGGGCGGCAAGGATATCCGCCTCAACGGCGTGCCGTACCGGATTGGCGCGGAGGATGGCAGCATCATCATCGATGCCGCCGTCGTGCATCGCTACATCGTGGCGCTGGCCGGCGTGCCACTGTCGGTGGTGGACAGGCTGCCGCCGGCGGATTGGAGCGCCGCCATGTCGGCGGTGCTGGATTTTTTCGGGGTGACGCCGGGGCCCTCCTGAACCCTGGCGAGCTGGTCGAAGCCTATTTCGACGTCGCGCATTTCTGGCGCGACATCGCCTATGTGATGGATCTCGGCTTCGCTGATTTGCGTGAGCATCATCGGCAGGCACTGCGGATCATGAAGGCGCGCGGCGAATCGCGCTGAGCGATCAACCCATCCAGACCCCGGAGGCTGTGGCATGAGCGGAACCGTCAGCCGCCGCTTCGAGGCGGTGATCGGCGTCGTCGATCGCACCATCGGCCCGCTGCTCGGCATCTCCGCTCGCCTCCGCGCCATCGCGGGCATGAATGGCCTGCAGCGCGTCCAGGCCGCCGCGCGCGGCGTGCAGCGCAGCTTCGGCGCCATGGCCGGTTCCCTCACGCGGCTGAGCGTCGTCGCGGCGGGCCTGGGCACCGGCGCGGCGTTCGGCCTGGCCGCCATGGTGCGCGGCGCGGCCGACACCGCCGGCGAGCTGGATGATCTGAGCAAGCGCCTGGGCATCAGCACGCGGGAATTGCAGGGCTTCCGTTTCGCCGCGGTGATGTCCGGCCAGTCGGGCGAGACCTTCACGGCCGCCATCGTGCGCCTGAACCGGGGCATGGCGGAGGCGGCGGCCGGCGGGAACCAGGAACTGGCGAGCCTGTTCCAGCGCCTGGGCATCAGCCTGCGCGGCGCCAACGGCCAGGTGCGGTCCGCCGCCGAGGTGCTGCCGCAGCTCGCCCAGGCCTTCCAACGCAATGAGAATGCGGCCCTGCGCACGCGCATGGCCATGGTCGCCTTCGGCCGCAGCGGCGAGGCGCTGCTGCCCATGTTCACCGATGGCGCCGAGGGCCTGGCGCGGCTGACGGAGATGCATCGCCGCTACGGCTATGAATTCTCGGATGCGGAGATCGAGCGCGGCGCCAGCTTCGGCGACACGATGGACACGCTGACGACCGCGCTGCGCGGCACGGCGGAGGCCATCGGCACGCGGCTGATCCCGGTGGTGCAGCCGCTGCTGGAACAGCTGCGCGACTGGATCCGGGCGAACCGGGAGCTGATCACGGCGCGGGTCGGGGAGTGGGCGCAGGCGGCGGCGGAGTGGATCGGCCGGATCGACTTCGGCGCGGTGCGGGACAGCCTGAGCGAATTCCTCGGCGTGGCGCGGCAGGTGTTCGATGCCATCGGCGGCTGGCGCGGCGTGATCATCGGCGTGGCCGCGGTCATCACCGGGCCGCTGATGCTGGCGATCGGCACCCTGACCGCCGCGCTGCTGGCCAACCCGATCGGCGCCGCCGTCGCCGTGATCGCGGGGGCGGCCTTCC